AACGTCTCTCCACGTCTTCTTACCTACGCTTTGTAATTATATTTTGAGGTCTTAAAAGGGATCGAACCTTTGTTCTATCGTTCGTAGCGATAAGTTTTTCCAATTAAACTATAAGACCAATTAAAATTAAAGACAGGACTCGAACCTATACTGTGTACCCGTTGTGACGGACTAATTCTCCGGAGCAGTGCTATTTCACTACGCTTACCCTATTACTCACTTGCGAGATGCTCTACCAATTGGGCAACTTTAATTTTGTATCCCGAACAGGAGTCGAACCTGCAGCTTACGAGGCTTAAACTCGTTGTGTCTTCCATTCCACCACCGGGATGTTTTTGGATGTAAGGACGGTACTGCCCCGTCTTCTCAAGATTCACAGTCTTGCACTTCACTAAAAAGCTTCAAACACCATATTGCGATCTATAAGGTCAGATCGCCAACCAGAGCCTTCTCCCTTGGGAGATGCAGTACCGACTACAAGTTACGCTCTTGTCTGAGAATACTTATGAGATATTCTCGATCCTAGATCAAGTCGGTAGTTGATAAGAACCCGTTAACTTATCGTTGTACTTTAGATTTTTTGATCAAGTGTCCTACCACTCAGGCCCCGAACGTACTATTCTACTCCTGCATTCCTTAGATGCGTTGTGAGGACGGGGAACAGGCTTTTGCGGAAAGCAGAATATTCGAAATCCATCCATTTTACTGGACCACTCGCTTAGCAGGCGGTGACAATACCCTGATTGTTTTACTTTCCATTTTGTAGGTACGGGGAGTTACGATCTCCCTACCTTTCGCGTATCAGGCGAATGCTCTACCGATTGAGCTACGTACCTATTTTAGTGCTCATAGCTGGAATCGAACCAACCTTGTTAATTACTTGTACTATGCTGTTACCCTTTTGCACCTAACTAGTATTTAGTGTGTAAAACCATATTACCACCATTAACCCACTTGATGCTTTTGGAGCGACCTCAACATCTATACGAGCATTTAATTGCGGACTGAGGGAATTTCGAAATCCCGACCTCGATGTTAACAGCATCTTGCTCTACCTCTGAGCTACCAGTCCAAGGTTAATAAAGTGGATCCTGTAGGAATCGAACCTACTCCTCTAGTTCTTCAGACTAGCGTACGCACCAGCTATACAAAAGATCCTTGCCTTTTTTAGGATTTTTATAGAACCCAAGGACAGTACGACCTATAAACTATTTGGTGGGATAGAAGGGAATCGAACCCCCTCGCTAGGCTTTTACAGAGCCGGCCGATACCTTATCTGCCTATCCCAATTTTGCTCATTAACGAGGTTCGAACTCTATCTTCCGGGCTTTTAAGACCCGGTGTGCTTCCGTTACACTATTAACGAAACTGTTACCTCAACAAGTCCGGCAAGACCAATCTTTCACAGTATGGCTATGAACTCATGTACCAGATTGCCGTCTAATACAAACTATCATTCCCATTTTTGTACCTCTGGATGGAATCGAACCACCACATATTGCATGTAAAACAACCGCCCTTCCATTAGACGACAGAGGCAAGCTTCAATGTCTATTCCAAAGTGTCAATTAAATTTTTCAAATTACATCTTTTGTGATCAGCAATGTTAGTAACTCTATTACAGAAGAAAATATAATAAACTCCTTTCTCGTACCCCCACCAAGAATCGAACTTGGATTCCCATGTTAAAAGCATGGTACTTTAGCCATTAAGTTATAGGGGCAAATCTAATTCTATGTGTCGGTGCTTATTAGGCGGTGATCTATGAAGTAGTAACAGTCTTTTGTCGGGTAGAAAGGTGTCGAACCTTCCGCCTCTTGCTCCCAAAGCAAGCGTCGCACCTCGCGACTCCTACCCGCTATGATGTGTTTTAATTTGATGGCAATTAGCACATCTCATTTTACATTTTTTTATTTCTATTTTTATGGTTTCTAATCCCATTCCCGTACCTACTAAATCTGATATATTATATTTTTTATCTGATAGATGGTCAAATTGTAATACTCTCCAATCTTTTATTCCACAATCTATACATTGTCCATGTATTTTTTTGTATCTATTAACAAATTCTTTATTTCTAATTATTTGTTTCTTTTGATTTTCAATATGTTTAGAATTACCATGTTTTTTATAATGATTTTGGTCTCTAACTTTACAACATTCTTTACAATTAGGTTGTAAACTATCTTTTTTTAACTTATTTTTGTGAAATTCAGTTGTTGGTTTTGAAATATCACATTTAACACATTTTTTCATAATATCTATTTATTATAAATATTTGGACAAATGAAAAATATTCCAAAGCTTTTAATTATTGATGGCTTATCAGGATTCGAACCCAAACTAAAACAGTCAAAGTGTTTTGTGCTAACCGTTACACTATAAGCCAGTATGGCGGAGGATATAGGATTCGAACCCATACACCATTTTAATGATCGACGCATTTCAAGTGCGCTGCCGGTACCCAGAATCTTTCGGCTTAATCCTCCTTAATTTTATCCAATATGTCAATGAACTATTTATCTTTTTAACATTCGTAATATACGAAGTTTTTTTTATGTATCCAAACTTTTCTATAAAAAAAAACCCGAATCTTTTTTGATCCGGGTTCTTGTTAGAATTTATATGTTATAATTTCTTATATCATCCCAGATCTGTGTCTTGTTTCGGTTCGTTATTATACGTAAAGCCTACAATGACATCATTACATAACGAATCCGACCATATACTAATGGCTCTCTGCGCTGTGCTATTTGATTGATGTATGTTTTGAACTTGTATCATTTTAATTTTTGTGGCTATAAATATATAATAAAGATGGAAACCTTAATTTATTTTTTAACTACCGTTCTTTTTTGTTAATTTATCCTTTTAATAAATGTTTGTTATTTGTAATCTTTGAATCCAGTTTATCTGCTCTGGAGTCGATATAACTAATACTATCTTTATGTAAATTGTTTACTCTATCAATTTCTTGATCAATTCTACGATTTACGGATTCATCGTTTCTTGAAATCCAGTCTTCTGCATTTCGAATGCTTTCTTCATTTTGTTTTGCTAACTTTGTTGTTCTAAACGCCATTAAAACTCCAACTATGATTAAACTCATAACTAAAGCTATAATAACACCTAAAACAAATGCTGCTATTTGTTCCATAATTTATAGTTTTTATTTCAAAGAACGGTAGTTTAATTAGTAGTCAGGGAGGACTCGAACCTTAAAGCAACCATATAGGACTCGGCAACCACGCCTCATTACGCCACCTGACTAACTGCATTCCTAAAAATGCAAGAGAATATGTAACAATTGTAGTCGAGACAGGATTCGAACCTGTAATGTACTTTGCTAACCTCTTGTAACCGGCTACATTCTCTAGTTAAGCGTTACCAATTCCGCCACTCGACTTTAAGTTATACCTCCTACTTACACTATGTGACCTTTCATTAATGGCTGTCTTCGTTGACAGAATACTTCGGTCAATATAACTTAGTAGTCAGGACAGGATTCGAACCTGTAATCTCTCAGCTTTATTAGGAAAATTCCACAATGAGTGCGTTTACCATTCCGCCACATGACTATTTTTGCTCTTATTCTAATACCCCTTTATTTCGAGCTAACCTGCTTATCTTTAAATACGAGTTTTTCAAGGGTACAGGTTATTTTGTAAATTACTTTACAGTTTTAGTTGTATCAACTTCTGATACTTCTAATGAAGCTGAATCAACTGATATTGAATCAACTTGTACTGATGTTGAATCTACTGTTGATACTGAAGCTGGTGTTTCTACGTTTTTACAGCTTGCTACTACTAAAGCCATTACGGCTAATACTAAAATTACTTTTTTCATGTTTTTGTTTTTATTAATTTCTATACTTAAATATACGAACTTTTTTTCTTAATCCCAAACTTCTTCGTAAGTTTTTTCAAAAATATCTGGTTTACATGGATAAAATTCTCCATTTACTCCTTTGATGATGAAGTCACCTACATTAGCTGTCATATCACCTTCAAGAGTCTCTATTGTGATTTTACCGTTAGGATTTCCTTCTTCTGGTGAAGTTTTTGTTCTGATTGGCGTTTTCATAAATTTAGCTATTTCACCTGAATTTGTTCCGTCCCATTGAATTGCTTCAATTACAACTGGCTTCTTTCTGTACATTCCCATATTAGAACGTAACTGAGAAGATTTCTTTAATGATTGTAGTACTTGGATCAAAGTCTTTATCCAATTGCTTAGCAACAGATAATTCTAATGATGCTCCGTTTTTAATCTCTACCCATAATTCTTTTACGAATTTTGAAGATACTACTTGATTTTTGTCGTTTCTCTCTACTGTAAATACAGCTACTTTTGTTTGTCTGTTCATATTGTTTGAATTTATTATTGCTTGTGATAGTAAAGTGTAGTCACTTCCGTTACTGTAAGTTAAACCGCTTCCTCCTGTAAGAGGCATTGTCCAATTTCCGTCATGGTATGTATTAACTGTGCCATTACAATTTGTTGTAAGGGTTGTTGATGCATTACTTAGGCTAGTTCCTACTGCTTGACTATATCCTAGTAAATTTGTTTTATCGTTCATACTTTTATTTGTTATGATTATCTAATACTTTTGTTACTTCTGCTACTACATGTTCCCATGTTACTGGTCCTGTTTCGTCTGCATAAGGTGCTGGATCTTTTCTTCCTAATTTGATAAATGCTTCTACTCTTTCAACTGATGAAGCTGATTTGTAGTCTGAGTACCATTTACCTGGTGTTGTATCTCCCAATGTTTCATAAGGGATAAAGATTGGCTTATAAGAAGTATTAGTTCTTGAATATACTTCATCAAAATCCAGTCCTAATTCGTTACACAGCACTTCTCCGTCTTGTAAAATTGTAAATTTATTACCTTCCATATATGGAGTAAAATAACCTACTCTTTCAGCATCCCAATTACCTACTCTAAAAGCATGATCATCAGCATCTCGAAAGGTTTCAGTGCAGTCCGGATAAATTTGATGATCGCCACTGTGTACACCTAAAGCAATATCACAAGTCTCTCCTGTACGATTTGCAACTGATAAAGCTACTGCTTGAGTAATAGAAGCAAATATTTTGTTTCTGTTAGGAACAACAGTTGCTTTCATATTATCTTCTGCATAGTGACCTTCTGGTACATCTTCACCTCCTGTTACCAGGGCCGAATCTAATAGATCAACTAATCCGTCTAGTTTGATTTGACGATAAGTTACTCCAGGGAATGAATCCCCATGAATTTGTATACTACTTTTAACTTCACCATTAATATAATCTACTAATGATTGAGCTCTCTCTAGCTCTACTCTATGTTTTTGACCATAGTCAAAGCTAATAGCCGTAACTGTGTCATACTCTTTTAGACATCTAAGTAATAAAGTGCTGCTATCCATGCCCCCACTCAGTGAAAGGACTACATGTTTCTTATTTTTGTTCTCCTTCATATACTTTTTTTCCAAAATATTCATCTAAAAATTCTCTACGATACAAATGTACTGTCCCTTTGTAAGCAGGATTTTCAATATGTCTTTCGTGGATAGTTTCTTTAAGCTTTACAGCAACATTATTTACTTCTGCTCCTAATTGTTTCCCTGCTGCTCTGCCTAAATAGTCATAAAGCGACATCATGTAAGGTTTTTGTCCCATAACTGGTTCTTTAATTAAATTGATAATACCTAGCACATTTTCTTTTGTAAAAATTGAACTAGGAGATGATTTTACTAATAGTGATACTAATTTTTTGTCCATAACTTTAATTTATTTTTTATTTCAAATTTAATATATGAAAAATATCCTGCTACTCCAACAAAAAGAGCAGAGAGGTTGAAAATGTGGGGATGATTTTCCCCACAAGTTCCACAAATATGATTTATAACTTCGGTCATTTTTTTAATTTTTCTAATTTCCAAGGATGATAAATTATTTCAAAGGTTTCAGGATCAAATTGAGCCATTCTTTGATAGCTATACCCAAACCAACTTAGTGGTCGGTTTATTAATTGTATTAAATAAAATTTTATCATTGGTTACAAAATTCTTTAAATTTATTTACATTGAATATAATATCTTCTAATTTAGTATCCAAATCCATTTCCATAAATTCTTCAATCTTTTCTTTAGGTTTTTCTAATAAACCTGTTTCAGTATATCTTATACCTAAAGCACCACAAATAATTGGATTTGAAGTATCAACTGAATTTATAACAGTAGGTATTGCATCTCTATAGAATGTAAATTCTTGTGGAGTAGAAGCTCCTAATAAGTGAATATAATGATGATCCTTAATTATATTTTGAGATAATAAAAATTGTATAAGTAATACTCTCCCAACAGATTGATTAGCTAAAACATTTTCTGATCCTCCTAATTCTTGATAAACAACAGAGGAATGATTAAATGCAAAATGAGTATAACCTAAATCAACACATTGTTGGTATAATAAATGTATATCACTCACGGTTTTTCCTTGCAATACTACCATTAATTTGGTACGCATCGGCATCTTATATTGTAACCAATGTTTAGCGTTTTTAGCCGTGATTGTTGAATCATTCCACTCGTCAGGAACAATGAAGATATCTGGTTTAATTAAATCAATTTTTTCAAGTAAATCTTGAGTAGTGTGAGTTACTCCTTCAAAAAGACCATTATCACAAATTATAAATCTGTCTCTTTCTCGGGCATCTAAAAAATATTGTCTGTAATCAGAGTATTTATCCAACAAGTGAGGTAAACAATACTCATAATCATTCCAATCTGAGCTGTATTCTAATAAACTGATTGGTAATTCATGTGAAATTTTAATCATAACGTGATTGTAAATGTTTTAATGATTTTGGTAAATAAAATTTATTGTAAGGGTATTTTTGTTGTAAGTGAATGTACAACTCTTCTAGTGTACCATCAAATTCTCCCATTAGAGTTTTTACTTCATCTTTAGTAATTTTAAAATTTTTAGATAATTCAATAGCAATAGATTCTAGTCTATTATCTTCTTCTTTGTAGTGATCTTCTAATAAACGTTTTCTACGTGAACGAAGTAATGAAGTTTCCTCTACATATCGTCCCATATCATCTAAACCAAATTTATTGTAAATTTTATTCATTTCATGCTCACACCACATAGCTTGATAGTTGTAGTGAGAGTAATCAAAATCACCATTTTTAATCCGGTCTAATATAAAGGATTGTTTAGATAATGCAGGTTTTGGATCGTCATACATTCTCCACCACCTGTAAGGATTGTAATTTAGTTTGCGTAACTTTTTAAATTTTTTCTCTAATTGTTCTTGTGAGCAAGAAGGATTGTATATCATAACTTTTATTTTAATACCTAAATGTACGAAGGCTCCCTTAGGGAGCCAAATTTATTTTATAAGTAAGTACGAAGAAGTAAGTATACCTACAAATGTTCCTGCCTTCCAAAGGAATGACTTAACCTTTTGCCCTTTCAATTCCTTTTGTAGATCATCTGTTAGATGTTCATACTGACCTATTTGTAATTCTTGTTGGTGGATGATGTATTGGTTGTTTTCATCTTTAGTATTTAGTAGATCAATGATAATATCTTTTTGTTCATCTCTTTCTTCTAACTTATTTACCACACTTGATAGTAAGTCTACCTCTTGCTTACATCCATCATAACGAACTAAATCCTTTGCTACTTGTCTTGCAATATTAGTTGGGATGCAAACCTTGGTTGTATCTGTTTGTGAAAAACAGTTCAAGCTCAGCATTAGAAAACTTATTAACAGTATTAACTTTTTCATCTGTTTGTTTTTTTACGATTGTTATTGTATTATTTATTTCGTGAATTTCTTTTGTAATAGAAACTACATTTTGTTTTACTGAATCGATCTTAGTATCGATTTGTTTATTAACTACTTGGGCTGAGTCTACTTTGGTTTGAATAGCTTCTATTCTATCTTTGTAACCTTTTACATCAGTTTTAATTCCTCTTGTAGTGAATAAGTTATAACAAAGTAGTAATGCTATTACAACTAGTAATATGTTTTGTTTATTCTGTAACATCTCTTTCTCCTTTATGACGATCTAGTTTATCTAGGATCTTAATTACTAATTCATTTTTAATTATTCCAACCATCGAAGCATTTTTTAGTATTGATATTAATTGGAATACCATGAAAGGTGCCATAATGGTTTCACTTAACCAGCTTGTTCCTTGAAATCCTTTTTCAATTGAAAGGATACAAGCAAGCATCAAAGTCCAGAACCCGAAAGTTTTTAGTACCTTAATTGCTTTACAAGTTTGAAATCCTTCTCTTTTTATACCTGCCCACACTCCAAAGAATCCATCTGCAAATATGATCAGTGCTACTGATAGAAATTGCTCAGCATTATCTGCTGTTAAATGTAGGAAATATGTACCTATAAAGGCTAATACAGTTGACAATGATAATGTAAGTGTTAAGCTAGTTTTCATCTTATACTCTATTTTACGTACTCGTAGTACTTTTTAGTTTTAGCATTTCGATCCTCCAAACCATGAGTACCACCATTAATTCTTTTTGTAAGAGCTAAGATAGCAGCATCGTTTACTCCTTGATCACAAATTGACCAAAGTTTATTTTTATCAAAAAAGAACATAGCTGATTCAAAAGAGTAAGTAGTTGCTACTAAATCAGGAGTAGTCATGATTTCTGGCTTTTTCAAGTAATCAGAAAATGCTTTGTAGTTTTCTTTTCCTGTTAATTGAAGAGCTCCTCTTCCTCTGAATTTGAAACCATCTCCTGAAGCTTCTGCTCCATTACCCATTCTAGAAGCGTAAACTCTATTAGCAATCTTTTCGGGTTGTCTAGCATATGATTCTTCTAAGTTACCTGGAAAGTATTTTCCAAAGATGCCTTGAAGACCTTCTGCTGAATAGTTAAGATTTTCTGAGAAGGCTTTAAATCCTCCTGTTTCGTGTGCTGTTTGAGCAAAGAAGTGTGCTGCTCTAACTGGGGTTAATTTATAAAACTCCATTGCTTTTTTCATTGTACCTGGACCAAAAGCACCATCTGCTGTTACTCCGATTTTTTCTTGTAAACTTTTTAAACTCATAATTTAATTTATTTATAATAAATATTTAACTAAAAATCCTTATTTAATCCAATACAAAATGCTGATGTGGTTGTGCCGAATGCACTTTGATTGTTGTAAGTAACTATAAGGGATAATCTATCTTTTATATCAAATGCATAGTTAACATCATACTCCATTGTAATGTCTTTTTTAAAATAGAACCACCCAATTCCTGCTGATACTGAAAATCCACTATCTGTAACAATAGGGACTGTTGCAATAAGTTCTGAGAATAAGTACTTACTGTCTAGTGAATAATATCCAGTTGTAATTCCTAAGGCTGTTGTGTTGATGTATTTACCTACTTCTAGGTTAACTCCCATTAGATTACTAAAATCATTAGCAGGTGAATCAAATGCTACATTTGGTGCAAGACACACATAGTATCTTGGTTGTGAATATCCTAGTGTAGACATTAAAAGTAATAATATTAGAATAATTTTTTTCATTATTTACGAGGTGTTGTTGGTTTTCTTGTTGTTGGTTTTCTTGCTACTGGTTTTTTAATAGGAGTTTTTCTGGTTGGTTTTATAGGTAGTGGTTCTTTTTTAAATTGTGAGTAGATTAGTGATCCTCCAAGTACAAATGACATTGCAAGTACTCCTATCATAAAGTTTGAGAATTTAGTAAGTAGTTCAATCATTTTAACTGTTTCCTGTTTACCTACCTCAGTTTGTAGATCCATTAATGCATTAGTATCATCAAGTACGGGTGTGATTTTTTCGTTTAGTATTCCAGTCTTTAGTACACTATCAACATATTCCCTATCTGTAACTGCTTTTTCTAATAAAACATCAACTAATTCATCAACCTCATCCATTGCTTCTTGAGCATGATCTACAAGTTTAGCTTCATCCGGGGTTAGGTAAGTTGCTTTGTATGCAACCCAGCCTTCTTCAGTTTCTTTCTTTATTTTTTGAATCTCACCTCTATTAGCTAGAAGTTGTTCATAATTGACAACACTACTTGAAAAATTATCCTGAACTGTAGTTCCATAGTAATCAAATCTATGAGAAATAAGTGGAACTGGTTTAAGTCTATCCTCAAGGATGGTTGTTGCTGATGCTCTAATTTGTTTTTCGACATATACTCCAAATGATGCTACTATAACCACAATCCCTGTGAGTAAGTACATGAATGTATTGTTCTTCATAAAATTTATTTTTTAGTAACTCTTGGTTTCCTAACTGGTGCTTTTCTTTTTGTAGGAGGAACCTTACCTGATTTAACACTACTGATAAAACCTGATGGGTCATCAGAGAACTTTGTACTCAATTTTATAACTCCTCCTAATAATTCAGGAGAGTTTAAGCCTGCCATTCCATAAATAATTGCCTTATAGATAGGTTCTATAGCAAATTGCTCCAACATAAACCAAGCAATCATAGAGGTAAGCATAGCTGCCAATATGTTGCTCACAGCTTGTGCTAGAGTCTTTTCTTCTGGGTTCTTTGATGTTACTAATCGTGCAATCATTCCTGCGGCTCCGATAAGCAGAACAACCCAGCCCCCATTTAAAAATAGAGGTATAAATTTGTCTAAACCATCCATAATACTATACTATAATATTATTCTTCAGATGATTCAGAACTCTTTTTTTGTGGAGCAAATTTTTCTAATCCTGCAATACCAAATGATCCTAAGGTGATATACATGAAAGCATTGAAGATGTACTCATTCAATAATAAAGCTTCACCATAATATCCTGTTATTAAGTCTACGGCCATTGCAATGATCATTACTAGGAATGAAATAAACCCAATGATTGTTTTTTCATTGTAGTCGTTAGTGTCTTTAAAAATGTCTTTAAACGCCATAATATATTTTATTAAGTTAGTTAACTTAAAACTTATTAGCGATAACAATCTTTTCATAAACGTGATTTAACATAAATATGAAAAGCCCCAATATTATTGGGGCTCTTTTTCATAAAGTTAGATTAACGTTTAACCTTCGCACGAAATACAGGCGCTTTCAGCGGTTCTATTTAAATTATCACCACGTAATACTGATTCAGTACGCAGGTAATATAACGTTTTTATTCCTAATTTATGCGCTTCTTTATGCACTGCACTAATGAATTTAGGAGTATCGTTTGGGTCAAAACATAAATTTAAAGACATTGCTTGATCCACATATTTTTGGCGAATGGCATTTTGTCTTACCAAATCCATTTGATTAATTTCTTTAAATGTTAAGAATACTTCTTTTTCTTCTTGAGATAAGATATAATCAGGTAATCCTAATACTGAACCTTGGTCTTTTAAGATTTGATCCCAAATACTATCAATGTTAAATCCTTTAGATTCGAGCAATTGCTCTAATATTCGGTTTTTCTTAATGAATACACCTTTGGCTGTTTTTAAGTTATAAACATTTGCTGGAATTGGTTCAACTGAAGGTGAAACACCACCTGAAATGTGAGCATTAGATACAGTTGGTGCAATTGCTAAGTGATGTGTATGTCTTAGTCCTGTTCCTTTACACCATTCTGGTTCTCCGTACAATTCTGCTTGTTCTTTAGAGGCTCTTAATGCTCCTTGTTCAATAAAATCAAACATTAATCTAGTGTAAGTATCAGCAGGAATACCTGTAAATGGTAAGTTTTTAGATTGTAAAAATGTATGCCATCCTAGTACTCCTAAACCAATCGCTCTACCTTTAACAGCAGATCTTACAGTATTTTCAAAGAATTTAATGTTTTTAGCACGATCAATAAATTCTTGTAATGCTCCTTCTAAAAACCATGTAGATAATTCAGGTAAATCCATTCCATTTTCAAATTTGTAATCTTTCCATTCATCCCATCTAGCCAGATTTAATGAAGATAAACAACAAATAAATGAGTGTAATTCATCTGTGTAAAGTGCAATTTCAGAACAAATGTTCGTCATTGTTACTTTTAAATTATTATTTTTATATGGTTGAGGGTTAGCGTTATTGACATTATCTTCAAACATAATGTAAGGTTCACCTGTCTCTAAACGTGTTTTGAGAATTTCACCCCACAATTTTAATGATTTTGGGTCTCTTTCTTCAAGTTTATTCATAAAGACATCATCAATTACAACACATTGATGTAAATTTAAACATTGTCTATTAACATCACCTTTTGGTCGTCTAATTCCTAAAAATTCTTCAATATCAGGGTGATTAATTGATAAGTTTACAGATGCTGCTCCTCTACGTACTGAACCTTGGTTTGTAGCTAAGATAGTTGAGTCAAACATTTTAGCCCAAGGTACAATACCTTCAGAAGTACCATTATCTTTGATCATTTTACCTCTACCTCTAATACGAGATAAACCAATACCAACTCCACCACCTTGTGAAGTTAATCTCATTAGTTCTGAATTAGAACCTGCAATTCCTTCAATTGAATCTTCTACATCAATTCCGAAACATGAAATGGGCATACCTCTTTCTGTCCCCATATTTGATAATACAGGAGATGCTAAACATAACCAGTTTTTAACTAGGGCTTCATAAAAGAAAGGTTGTAAATCTTTACGTTTTAATCTTCTAGCTGATGCTTTGCTTACTCTTAAAAATGCTTTAAATGCATCTTCTTCAGGTAAAAGATACCCTTTAGAGATAATATCTAATCCTATTTGATCCATCCACTCTGGATAGTTTTTACCTTTAACCCAATGGCTAGTGTCTACGTGTACGCTCATATGTTTATGTCTCTAATTTTTTCTATTGATTGTGGGTTAATGTTATTTAAAGTGTAATACCCTGATTTATAATTAGGATCAGTGTACAATTTTAGATAATCCCCTGGTATTAATTCGGTGTTTATTCTTAATATTGTCCAGTCTCTTATTCCTGTTTTTTGGTAGAACATTCTTCCTAATTCTTCTATATCTTTTAAACTTTTAGATAAGAATACTCTATCAGGATGGTACGAGGCTTTTGATCTTGATTTTGGTGCTAATCCTATACTTAAAATCTTGTTAACATTTTGGGTTGGTGTAATGTGGTATAGTAGTTGTGGAATATTCTCAACTACCTCCTCATCAAACTTAGCTTCAAATCTAATTTTAGATAGGTGATCATCATATAATTTTTCTCCCCATTTTCCCCTATATACCGATGTGGTTATGTAGGATGGAAACCATCCTAAGTTATTAGTGTACTTTAAAAACTTATCCAAAGTATCTTTGCCAATGTTATGAAATGTTACTTCAAAAGTGTTATTATTTCTTTGATATTCAAACCCAAAGTCAAAAGAGGATCTTAGGAGGTTTATAGTTTTTCCTATATTTGTAGTTTTAATTAACCCTTCTTTAAGATTTAATTCATACTCTTCTTTGTATATCTCTAATAAAATATTTAATAACTTCATATGTTTATTTTATAGATCTGACCAATCAGATGTTGATTTTGAGTAATCTGTTACTCTACCTGCAAAGAAGTCTTGGTGTGTTTTACCTGAAGTTAAGTGACCAAACCATTCCATTTGTTTTAATAGATTTGGGTCAATATCATTATAAGCAGCGTGATAACCTAATTCAATCATTTTTTCGTTTGCTCTGGCTTTAATGAAGTTTTTTAATTGATCTACATTTAAACCTTCAACTGCTCCCATTTCGAATGCTTTATCAATAAAATTAAATTCTAATTGAACTGATAAATGACATGCTTCTGTTATTTTGTTTCTTAGTTCGTCTGTGTTTAGTTCAGGTCGTTCACTTAGTAATGTTCTAAATAACCAACAGCCGGCTTGTGAGTGAAGTGATTCATCTCTCACACTCCATTCTACAATTTGACCTGTACCTTTCATTAGGTTTCTTAATTGAAAAGACATTAATATAGCGAATGAAGAGAATAGATTGACACCCTCCGTGAATGCAGAGAATATAGCTAAAGATTGCGCTCTTTCTTCGATAGTATCGTTAGGAATTGATAGTAAACGCTCAATTTTAGCTGATGATGCTTCATCTTCTAAAAATGCTGCAAAGTCTTCTAATCCTAATTCTTCATTTAAACGAGCATAAGCATGAGCATGGATAGCTTCAAACGATCCGAATGTAGAAGTCATTGCTACTATTTCAGGTTTTGGGAACCATTTAGAAACATTTGAAGACCAGTAATCGTTTACGTGTACTTCAGTTTGAGCAAATCCTTTTAGAATATTACCTATTAGGTTTTTTTCAGATTCAGAAAGTTTTTGTTTCCAATCATTTAAATCAGAAGCTAATGGTACTTCATCTGCCAACCAGTGTACTCGTTGTTGGTTTAGATAATAGTCAAATGCTTCTTGATATTCAAATGGTTTGTAATAGTGACGTGGTTCAGTTAACATAAGTTTTTTATTTTTTAAAGACGTGGTTATAAATATTATTCAGTATCATTACTTAAACTAAAGTTTTTGAATAAATCACTCATTGCATTCTTCTCAGTAGGTGAAATTCCTCCAAATTTAGATGCAGGTGTTTGTGGTTGGTTTTTGTAATCTTCAGTATCATCATACTCTCCTAGTACTTCAATATGACCACAAGAAGTATCAATATTGACATTGTAGGTCATACCATCAGGTCCGTAACGGTTCTTTTGAATGTGCCATCTTCCTGTACCTTCTGTTTTGTCTTTCTTCAATCTTGATTGGGACATACCAAAGTCTACAATAGCTTGTTTTTCATATGAACCTGCTGATTTATCACCTTCTACAATCTCATCTTTAGCACCTGCTCTGTTTACTTGTGAAACAGACCAAATAGGTAAATTTAATTCTTTGGCTAAACCTTTAGTCCCGTAATGCAAGTCATCAATTTCTTCCTTTTTTTCCTTACGTCTTGAAGGTGGTTTTAACAAATCAACATAATCAATTAAAATCAAATCAGGTGTAAAACCTAAATCCATTGTTTTCTGAATATGTGATTTAATTGTGGTTAATGATGCTCCTTTAGATGGGTATTCTTTAATGATAATATTATCATCATATTCTTCTAATAGTTCTTTAATTTTGTCTTGGTAATTGTGAACATCACTCACAGAAATACCTGTGTAATAGGCATCATATCTTTTACCAACGTAATCTTCACCTAATTCTAAAGTGTAATGAATTACTTTATAACCTAATGAACCTGCAAATGCACCTAATGCTACTAAATCCCATGATTTACCACCACCAGGACCACCGTAAATTAAACCATAATCACCACCACCTAGTCCACCTTGTAATAATGTATTTAATACTGCCCAAGGTGTAGGTACTACTTTTCTACTTGATTCTCTATAACGAGATTCAATATCTTTTTTATACTCATGACCTAGATTTTTATCAGCACCTGCTTTTAAAGCATTATCAATTAATAATCTGATATCATCGTAATGACCACTTTTTAATAAGTCTACTGAATCGATTAGAGCGTTTTTTAATAATTGATTTTTACAAAAATTAGCAAATTCTTCTTCAACATATTCTTGGTCATCATATTGAGTAGTATAAACTAACTTTAACTGTTCTTTTACAGCTGTTTGTAAAATATCATTATCAATTTTTTTAACTTCAATTTTTAAAGTATCTAAAGTTGGACAACAATGATATTTATCAAAATATTTTAGTGTCTCAGTTAATGTCCATTTTATACCAGGATGTTCGAAATGAGATTCATCTACAATATCTCTTACATTAAGTAAAAATGCTTTATTTTTAAGTAAAGAACTAATTACTTTTATTTGGAAAGTAGGACCGTAATCCTTTAAGGACGAAAATGCAACCATTTATATAACTTTTATTTTTTATGTTTATAATTTGTAAGATATGAAAAATTATTCTGGATCCAAAATTCTATGTTGGGGGAGATTTGCCTCTCCAGTAAATCGGATTTGTGTAATTGTAAGAATCTTGCTTGGTTTAAAGTATAAGGATTTTCATCTATTAATCTTTCCAATACAATTTCATCAGGCTCAGGGATGTTTGGATTTTCTAAAGACATTAACTGCTCGTTAATCATTAATTGTCCTCTAAAAAGCCATACATTACCATAAATCCCATTTTCATCATGTTTTTCTAAGCTTTTAGAAATAATTTCCTTTAATGTAACTTTTTTATCTCCTGTAATTTCAGGAAATAATTTGTATAATTTTTTAGGACCTAAACCTTTAACTCCAGGTAAGTTATCAGAACTATCACCCATTAGTACTTTATAATTAATGAAGTTTTGAGGCCATAATCCATACTCATCAAATACTTCTTTAGGTCCATAGAATTTCTTTTTAATCGGAGAATATACTTGTACAGTATCACTACACAATTGCAAGAAATCTTGATCTGCGGACATTATAATAGAAGAATCAAATCTAGGAGCTAGATAACCAATTAAGTCATCTGCCTCTAATTTATCTCTAGTTATAATACTGATTGGTAATGTTTTTAGGTAATCAACTAATCTTAACATTTGTTGGGATAACGAAGCAGATTCATCTGCTAAGTCATCAAATGAAGACCAATTTGTAATTCTTTTTAATTTACGATTACCTTTATAATCAGCATACAAATGTTTTCTATTTGTAGTATTTCCTTCACCATCAAAAACACATATTACTCTAGTGGGTTGTACTAAATTTACAACGTAAGCTAATGATCTTAAAAATCCAATCATACCCCCAACGTGTGTTCCTTGTGTGTTTGTACTGTTTATAACAGCGAATGACCTTAGGAAAGTATTCATACTATCCACCAATAAGACCCTACTATTTAAATGTAGGGCCTCACTTTGTGAATCTTCTTTTATGTTGTTTAAAAGATCTTTATAATCCATAATTAAATTTCAGATGTGTCCACTCCTAAGAAATCAAGGTTTTCTTCTTCAACGATATCAAAATCATCGCTTCCCAAGATACTAGCCCAATTTTTAGAATGTTCTTTTTTATATTTGTTTATCTCATTAGGTGAATTTTTAATAAACCCGTGAGCAGTACTTACAATAGTACCTTTAGCTGTTACACCGGTTACGTGATTTTTATCACAAGATACTTTTGTTTTTAAGGCAAATTCAATTTCCTTACCGTTTTTAGTAGCTTTTACTTTTTGAGTACCAGGACTAGTTACGTTACCAAAGGTAATAATGAATGAGGCATCAAAAAACATACTATCGCCGCCTTTATTCCTGAGTTTAGGCTGAGCCATTGGCATAAGTGCTGGTTCAACCCATACTTTATTTACACAAAGCATTGTGTTAGTGTATGATTGTGATTCTTTACGAGACATAATCAGTCTTTGATTGATAAAGTTAGCAAATTGTTGAGACATTGCTCCTGCATTCCACATTGGTGAATTAGTATTCTTATCTATAGACATCTGACATGGAATTGATCCAATTGAATCCCATAAAAACAATAAATCATAAGGTAAGTTGCCTTTCTTTTGCTCGTCTAATAAATCAGCAATAAATGCAGCTACGTCTTCAATAGATTGTAATGATTCTCTATCAGCGTAAATAAAGAAACCTTTATAGTCTTTATTCCCTTCTTCATCAAGAGTTTCACCTAAATCAAATCCCATTGCAGACCAATGTTCCCAACTGTGTTTCATCTCAGTGATGATAATAACAGGTAGTACATTAGTTTTTTGAGCTTCAATTGCAGCTTCAATTAGTAATGTAGTTTTACCTGTATTACTGTGACCTCTAACTAAAGTAATATGTCCTTTAGGAATACCAGGCATTTCTAACATTTCAGAAACAGGTTCAGTAAATTTAATCCACGCTTGTGGTTTAAAATTAGATGAACTTTGTCCTAAATTTTTACCTTTTTTGAACTTATCAAGTGAGAAAGTCCCAGTAACTGCCTTTCCGACTTTGCCGGAAAGGCTTTCTGTTTTTTTACCGGCCATAAATTAATTAATTGTCACCAAATAAGTCATCAAACTCATCAGCGGTTGGGATTTCTTTTTTAGCTGGGAATGCTTTATTCGCAGTTGGTTTTTTAGTATCTAATTCGAATTTAGATGGTGTTGGTGTTGTTGATGGTTCAAAATCCGTAGCAGGTCCGTCCATAATACTTCCTTCTTCTTTAGCTTCTTCTTCTGGATTTAGCCATTCAGCTAAGAATTGTTTAATTTCTTCAAAAGTATAACGTTTTGAAAATGAAACAGGATCGGGTTGTGTTTCCAACCATTTATTTAACTCATCATTATCATTGCATAATGGTGTAGTTTTTAAAGCAGGCATGATACGAGATTTATTGTACTCAGTTCCTGTAGTTTCAGGTCCTACTGTTTCAATTTTCATATCTCTACCTTCCATAATATCAGTAAAATCTCCGATATCCTCATCAGCAGCTAATGATAGTAATGATTGATAAATTTCTTTACCAAATTCCCATAAACGTACTCCTTTGTCTTCCTCACCTCTAACTATAACAGGAGCAAAAACTCTCATTTTTGGTTCAAGTTTTTTAGCTAGTTTCCAGTTTTCAGGTTCTTTAGTTTTACGAAGTTCTTTAGAAAATTCGATGATTGGATCTTTTTCACCAAAGTTTGAAGGTGAAATAATGGTTCTTTTTCCAATTCCATAATGAAAATATAATTCTCTAAATGGATTTTCGGGGTTGTACTTTGAAGGAACAAACCTTACTAAGGCTTTTCCAACTGTGGGTTTCCAAAAGCTTAATGCTTTTTCATTGTTTTTCATGCCACCTCCTTTAGGTGCGGATAGGGCATTCAACTTGTTTTGAATCAAGTCTAAATTCATAACTTTTTAAATTTAAATGTTAAAACTAATTTATGTGATCGTAAATATAATGAAGATAATTCAGGCAGCCAAATATTTTTACAAAGTAATTATTTTGTAAATTTTTGTATCTAAACGCTTTAAATCTCCTGCGTGTGTTAATAATATGCAATTTTTATAATCAATCCAATTGATTGTATATGAAGTATCCAATACCCCACCATTTAATGATTTAATTAAATCGTTCAAAGCGTTAATAGTGTAAAGTGTATTTGATTCCTTTTTTCTATGTAATAAAATTGTATTGCCCAATAGTCCATTAGACATGTTGTTATGATCTATATTATAAGTACAAACGTATTCCTCTGTAGAGGCAACGTATAGGACAAATATCTTATTAAATAAGATTTTGTATTGGGATTGTATATTGGATAAAGTACTTTCCAAGTCATTCTTACTTGAAAATGTACAAAATAATTTGTTCATATCTTTTAAATCTGGGTAGGTGACATCCATGTCATACTGGAAATAAATATATGAGGGGTCTATAATCTGTGTATTAATCATAACTTTTATTTATAATTTATTTAAATTATTGTAATCTGTTCCGTAACTCGCATTTACTTTAAATCCGAATTCATTTTCTAGTAAATTCTTAATTTCTTTTAATACCTCCTTCCCATCTTCTCTGCTATAATCCACTAAAATTGAATCATATGTGTAAAGTATAATATTGCTTTTCTTGTTCTCCAAATATTTTAACACATTTTTTATCGAATTCACATTATAAAAAGTCTCCCCTGATTGTATAATGTAATTTAACAGTTTTTGAGGTGTAACGTTTTCAATACCTTGTGCAAATAATTTTCTCCCTCCAATTAACTCTATATATCCCAGGGAATTAAAATCTTGATATATTTTATCTGTATATTGTTTTACCTTAGCGAAAAACGGTATGTCTTTGTATTGCTCAAACACTCCTCCATATAGTTGCTTGAATGTCAAGTCTTTAGAGGCTTGATATTGCTCAAGGGTTAATTCCTCCGTTTTAAAATACATTTTTCCTAAATGAGTATGAACCGAAGCCTCTGTAAACTCGTATCCAATCAATTTTGCTAAAATACGTGGGTGGTACGAATCGTAATCAAATTCAAATAAAACATCATTTTGAGGTACAAAAGCGGCTCGTTGACCGTTGTTTTTACTTAAGGCCGCAAAGTTAATTCCATTGAATGAGTTTGAAGGTCTTGAGGTAAAATTATACAAGTTATATTGAGTATAAATTTTATCATCTTTTATATTGAATTTGGCGTTTTTAGACTTGAAATTCTCGCTAAAAACAGGCATATTCAACGCGATACCTTGTTTTTCGATATCATGGAACACCCTAATATATTCATGGTTATAATAGCTGTTATAGTTTTTTAAACTTAAAAAATCTACTATTTTTTCATATATCTTTTCTTGGGTCTCATAGTGTTTAGAAATTGGGATAATCGAATTTAAATAAGGTTTATCTTCATAAAGTCGTTCAAAATGAGTGTGTATATTGGTATTACAATCTTGTATATACGGAGTGGTTTGGGACGTGGATAGTGAAAGCAAATTTACATCTAAAACATGTTCACCTAAAAATTCTTTTCCTATTAAATGAGCAGTTGTTTTTTTATCTAAAACGTAGATTAATTTATGTTTTAGAAGAAATTCTTTTACTTTTTCTAAGCTTAAATAAAATCCTTCACTATGATTTATAGTTAGTATTAATCCTTTACCATGTTTTGGTTTATAGTAAATTAATGATACTTCTGTTAATATAGGATGGTAGTTTGATGATAGTGGGATAACATTAATATAGCATTCTTCCGATATATGAAGTTGTGATAATTGATCTTGAGTCTCTACTATATAAAACATATTATAACCTTTATTTTTGTGTAATATAAAAAGGCTCCCTATGGGAGCCTAATTTGTTTTAATATAATTTTTTTATTTTAGCGTATAAACAAGAGTATCTTCTCCTTCTTTTACTTTTTTTATAGTATCGGCATACTTATTTTTTACTAAAGAATTTATTGCTTTAATTACCATCTTAAAGTCACTATCTAAATATACTGTAACTTTACCATTTTTTAAATATCCTCGAGCATCTAAATCAAATTCATCAGAACCGGGTTCTTTTAATTTTGCTATATCAGCAACAAAATCTTCTAATATTCCTTCGCTTAACAATATTCCTTCAGCAAGATATTTTTTTAAATTAAAGTTTTCCATTTTTTATTTTTTTAGTTTTGCTTTAAATGAAGATTGAATTGATAATCTTCTTGCTTTTTCTTTAGCTTTTTTGATTGCATCTGTTTCAGAAGTTGCTTTTACTTCTATAGTATCAAAATCTGTATCATCTCCATCTTTACCATAACGGTATGAATATTCAACTTCGTATGTTTTTTCCTCAGTTGATTCTGTTATTATAGTTTCTAGAATATCTTTTAATTTAATGCTACTCATATCTAATTTTTCAATAAATATACGAAAAGTATTTTACCTAGCAAACTGAGTTGGATTACTTAGGTATTGTTTTATGCCTATAAAATTCTTTTCTGCTTGGTTTAGTATTTTTTCATTAGTATCAATTATACCAGGTCTTACTTTAATTCCATTTACTAATTCATCATATAGTGGGCCTGAAATTTGCCATTGGATTGAAATTGCTCTCCAAACAGAGTAATTAAGATCACCTCGTTGTTTGGTTAAGTTATCAAATGTGGGTTTGTCTATTTCCATTACTTTAAATTGAGTACCACCTTTTTGTCTTGCAATATATCTTGTAATTCTACCTACTTTATAATCTGCTTCTGTGGGACGAGGAGTAAAAGGGGTAGGATCAATTAAATTAACATCTACACTAGAATTTAATTGTTTATAGGATTCAACTGCAACATCTCTAAAGCCACTGTTTGGTGGAATGTAAGTTAGCAAGGGCGTTGAGGAACCTTCATTGGGACTAATTCCTGTAAAAGATTCACCTGTAAAAGTAGTATAATAAGGGCCAGTATAGTCTGCACCATCAGGTGTTGTAAATTGACCAGGGTTAGCTGTTTGATTTGTTATAATACGGGATTGAGGAAAATATTTCATTTTTAATTAATTTTTAACCCCAATATAATGGGTCTTTAGCATCATTAAATCTATTATAAAAGTTTGTAGCAAATTTACTTCTTTCAGCAGCTCCATATTTAGCTTCATTAAAATACACATCTGGGCCTTTATTGCAACCATAACAAACTTCAACAGTTTTAGCAAATAAATAAGCAGCATCACTAGCATTTGGTGAATTTCTAACTTCTCTTAACCAAGTTTTATAAGTTGGGTATCTATTTAATAAATAATTAATTTGGGCTTCAACGGTATTTCCTATAATACTAAAAACAGTATTAGCATCTTTAGTACCACCATTTATAAATTTACCATTCCATTGAATTAATCCTAATGATGGATACCCATTTGTATCTTTTTTATTTATAGCTTTAGGATTAAATATACTTTCCTTTTGTATATTACCCATAGCACCGGCTGCTGCTATTTTACTTAATCCTGATTGTTTTAGTAGATTTTTTACTTGCAATTGGTTAGCTGTAGTTTGGGCATTAGATATAGTGTTTGATTCACCTCCTACATTTTGAAAATCTGATAGAGTTTGAGATTTTTGTTTATCTTTAGCGTCTTGAATTTGTTTTTTTTCAGCTTCAGTTAAGGGTTCAAATCTAATATTAAGAGTTTGTCCTGTTATTCTAGTTGTCCATTTGTTTTCACTAAAATTTTGCTCTATAGTATGTAAAATGAAAGCTATTTTTTGTTTTCCTTTATCAGTACCTGTTTGTATTATATAAGATGAAGGTAATGAATTGGAAGGTATAACAAAGGCTGAGTGAGGGATTATTCCACTTAATCCATCCATTTCTAAACTGAAATCTAATGGTAATATGACTCCTGAATTAAAAGCATTATCATCTCCTGATTTTAAAGGATCAGAAAATACTTCTCTGTATGAGTTTAAACAGGAGTCTGTTTTATCTGTGTTAAGTATTAAAGCCATGTTTATAATCCTCCTCCTATGCGGCTATTATTAATTCTATTAGTTTCTTGTTGAGATTGTTGTTTAGAAGCTTCAGCAGCAGCGGCATTTTCTTTATCAGTTTTAGCTCCACCAACTCCATCATATATGTTTTCTATATATGTTCTTAATTCTATATATCTTTGTTCTACAGTATTATCGGTACTAACATTTTTGTTAAGATCATTAGCAGAATCTACTACTACAGTATCTAATCTGTTATATAAACCTTTATTTAAATGAGAAAAAGCTAAAGCATTTTCTGCTCCCTGTACTCCATAAGGTTGTGCTTGTGCTGCTACTACAATCATAGCTGCAGTATTAGGGGAAATTTTAGAGGTGTAATTGAAATTATAAACTATGCTTTTTTTACCTAATATTGGTATTTCAGTATAATTTGGGATAAGTTGACCAGACCCTACTGTTCTTCTATCATCTAATATTCTTACACAAGATGTATCATCATCAGGGACTATTCTAAATTCATTATAACCACCAGTAGCTTTAGATATTCCATCTAAAATATCTTTAACTAAATCAACAAAATATACATCACCTTTTGTACTACTTGTTCTCCACTTTTTCATTAAAGATGCAACCCAATTAATGTTTACTAAAGTATACATAAATCTACCTCCAGTACCATCATTATCAAAAAATGGAAAATTAGTTTGTATATCTTCAAAAATTCTAGAAGTTATTCCAAAAGGTAATTGGTTTGAACCAATTAAACATATGGAGGGATCTAAAGAGCAATGTCCTTGAAAAGTGTAACACCTATTTGTATCAGGATTTACATCTATATAAATGTAGGGTTTAGAATTGCTATTTTCATCTTGTTTTTGTTGTAGTCCTCCAGTATATTTTATTAGTAATAATAAATGACCTAAAGTAATATAAACTTGTTCTAATCCTGGTTTAGTAATATCATTTTGGTTTAAACTCTCTCCATTAATTTTATACCCCATAACTAATCTATTGAAAAAATCAGTGGGTACTATTTCAGAAACTTTAGAATCTACATTTCCCCCTGTATTTTTATTCATACCAGGTTCATTTATTAAACGGTAATTAAACCCCTTTCTAATTAATTCAGAATTTGATTGAAAATCGATAATATTAATATGAGGTTTAAATATATAATCTAACCATTTTTTATAGGTATCATCATAATCGGTTTTAGCTCCTGTAACATTACCTTGATTAACTACATTATTTTGATAGATATAATATAAAGCATTATTTAATAATGATAAATTAGAATCTGCTACAACCGGGTATATTGAACCTGTATTATTTGAGCCAGTAGCTGTAGATTTAAATTCTCCTGAGAGATTTACTTTTAGTGATTCTAGTATGTCTCCTGCTCCTACTAATTGTACTTGACATTTAAATTTTCCATTTCCATCAAGAGTATAAGAGAAATTTTTAACAGTACCCCAAGAAGCATCATAATTTCCACTATGTTTTTTTCGGTAAGTGGTTATTTCTTCCATTAGGTCTTCTTTAGTTTTAATACCATAGAAAGGAAGAGGTTGAGGAGTAGTTTCTATTTTCCCTGTAGTATTATCAATATAATTTGTATGACCCCATTCAACTAAAATACCAAATCCTAATTTCATATAAAGGGCCTCCATTATATTGAGTTGCTCTATATTGTGACATACAAAATTAAATGTAGTTTCTTTTAAAGTACCTAATTTACCTCCAGTTTTAATTGAAATATCAATTAAGCCAGGCATTGGGGCTAAACCAAAAGATGTTCCTCCTATACCATAAGCTCCATCAGGACCTACTCCTGCACGTAAAGTATAAGTGTCTGATCCTCCTAAGTGATTTAGTACTCCTCCTTGAAGGATGTACTTTTTAGATAGTTCGTCTCCTTCTAACCCTTGATATCTTTTATTTCCGTATAATACATTAGCACCTGAGCTGATTCGAATCCAAACATTTCTGTTTGATAACCAATTTAGTTCTGAGGAAGATCTATAATCTTGGTTAAGTAAAGCTTTACGTTTTTCTATTTGGGTGGCAACATAGGGTTGGAAGGGAGAACCTGCGATATTAGTATAATCTAAATCGGTCATAACTTATTATATATTATTTGATTGATCAAATTTTGATAAAACTCCTGCTAAATCTTTGGGTATTCTTAAATATACTGCTGTAGGTGGGTAAACTGAATCACCTGCTAAGTTATTAACCATAGCTATAACCCACCATAAAGTAGCATCTCCATAAAAATCAAATGCTATATTGTCTAGTCTATCTGTTACTCCGGTTAAAATGTAAGTATCATCTTCCTTAGCTTCAATATTAGGATAGTATGTTGGAACATACATTGTTCTACCTGAAGTTGAAGTTATTCCTGTATTGTTTTTAGTAGTGGAGATAGTTTGATATCTACTTGGCATGGTTTATGTTTTGATATAAATATCAAAAGATAAAAAATTTTAATTTAAATTATAAACCAGCTTCTTCAGTAGCTTCAATTTGTGCATCATTAATAACATTATTTACTAATGAAGAAGGTGAACCTGATAATACTGATCCATCAGGAGCAGTAACATCCCAATAGAAGAAGCCTTGTTGTTGAGCTCTTCTTACTTCCCAACGAGCAGTTCCTGAGGGGCCTGTGACGCTATTTGAAGTATAAACTGAACCTGGTATCCAAGATTCTGCTGGAGCAGCTTGTGTTGTAGTTGTAGTAGATACCGGTGCAGTATTTACATCATTAGTTGTATTAGTAACTGGAGGAGTGTTTATGTTAGTATCAGCCCCGAAGGTAGTTGGAGATCCTGGGGTGTTAGGGGTTGTTAATGTTGAGGGTGTAGTTGTAGTTTGGGTTTGACCTTGTTCATCAAATTTAAAATCACCTCTTTGTAAATAATTATTAGCTACCTTTTCAGAAATTATAATTGGCTCTTTAAGACCTCTTTGTGGTAATTTATCCATTATAGGTTTAAAGCTCATTTGGATTTTTAATATTTGTGGAACTTCCATTTGTAATTGGTCTCCACTAGCATTAACATCACCATTATTTTCTTTTCTTAGCTCAGGTTGTCTTATTTTAATTTCCCAAGGATAATTATCATCTACACTTATATTCATAGAAGTAATAACACCTGTAGTTCTATAAAAATATTCTCCTATAGTTAATTTATGAAGACTACCTCTCATAAATCCTGTACCTTCTTGATAATCAGGATGTAAAGTAGAGGCTAAGTAATTTACTTTTTGGTAAATTTTCTCCATTTCTTGAACAGATTGAGCAGCCACTATAAAAGTAAATCCAACATCTCTTGTGAATCCTTGGTAAGTATAAAAGTTTTCACCCCTACCCATATATTTTTGCCCATTCCAATCAGCTCCTATATTATCTGAAAAATTAGTAATGTAGGCTCTGAAGTGCATTCTATTAGTTTCATCGGGGTAACCATTATCTATAACTTCTATGCAAAATTTAATTAAATCTCTAACAGCTGGGCTATCGTCTTCGACAGGAGAATCTATGCTTCTTCTATAGATAGGAGACATATTAATTTTGTCTTGTCCATCTTTGTATTCATCATAAAAACTATTTCTTAAGCTATTAGGTCTAGTTCCTGGATTACCAACTCCAATTCTAGATTCTATTTTGAATCCGTTTCCATTAGGACCTCCTGTATTATAACTAACAGTAGAAGCTAAAACTGAAGCATTAGTTTGGGCTCTAAAATCTTGAGTTTTTCCAAAGACTGCAAGATCATTATCTTTAGCAGCTAATAATTTACTATAACCCATAGTATTGCCAAACTGGTTTATAGTGTCTTCAAATATAGTTGGAGTTTGTTCAGGTCTTAAATAATCTCCTGCAGTAGGACCATATCCTTGTTGTGGGATATTTTTAGGAGAAATTGTACCAAATGCATTTGTTTCAAAATCAAGAGATTCTCTATTATTGATTCTATCAAATTGAGGTGCAGGTGGTGGTGGTGGTAATTTATCAATAGTTTTTGGAGGTGTTGTTCCAAAACTAGGTGGTGTTTGTGTAAAACCAATTGAAGGTGCAAATGGATTTGCAGGCTTATTTAATTTAAAAGTATTTGTTTTAGATAAACCTGGAATACCTGCTATTATAGCACTTTCTGAGGCTCCTCTAGTTCTATTATAATTTATACCTATTGTTGGAGAACTTTGCTCAAAATTTGGGCTATATTTAGAATGAAGAAAGGTTTGGTTAGTGTAATTGTCAAATGAATCTTTAGTATTTGTAGTTCTAAAGATAGTTGTATTACCATCTCCATATAATGAATCAGGTCCTCCTACATAATCTAATAACACATTATCATCTGTAGCAGAAATTCCTAATTTATTTAAAGTAGTATCAAGTGATAACCCAGTTGTATCAGTACTGATTTTTGAGTTAAAAAGAGTTACTAATCTATTTTGGTTTGTATCTTTATGTGATACAATGTACTCGTATTTGGCTTGTGGGTTATCAGGTCCTAATTCGTTAGTGTTAGCACCAGGTCTTGGAATGTGAATTCCACTTCCTTGTTCAAGTACTTGTGCTAATAAATTAGCATTTAAGTTGTATGTTTGTGTGTTTAATCTAGAGGCTAATCCTCCTGTTTCAATTTTAGGATTTGACTTCTGTAATTGAACTTGTTTTGTAGTAAATGTAGTACCCTTAGGAAAATCAGTTAAAAAACGGGATATTCTTACAGCATCTTCAGTAGATGCTACGGTCCAATATGCTCCACCTCTTAATGGCCAATCCGCGCTATTTCTTGCGATACTAGCAAGATACTCACCCGCAGGTGAATCTTCGGGTAAGCCGGTTTGGATATAAGGTAGTCCACTAGCACCACCCCCTTGAGTGTCATTTCCAAACCTTAGTGATTTTAAATTTGTTCTAAGGTTAATTAAGCCCATTTATTATACTGGTAGATTGTCTATGTATCCTTGTCCTGAATTGCTTCGGTATTGAGCTGTATTGAGTGGATCTTTTTCTTCTAATTGAGAAGGAGAATATGTTACTGTAGGGGCTTGTAATCCATCAACTCCACCTACAATAATATTATGAGATACATTAGGTTGTCCTGTTGTAGAAAATAAATTATGACGAGTGAATCCTGGTTGGTTATTTTGTACAGTTGAAGGAACTGGTCCTCCGCTGTATCCGTAATTGCTTACTCCTGAGTTTAATAAATTAAGTAATCCCATTTTATGTTATGTTTTATTGTTTATAATAAATATTGTAAAATTAATATTTTCGTGTAGCTATTCCCATTGGGGTTTGTAATTGTCTTGCTACACTAACTCCATCTAAATAGGTTTCAACTTGTATTTGTACTTTAGATATAGCAGCTGCCATTTTATCATAATCAATTATAGCAGTGGATTGTGGTGGAGAGGATTGAGTTCTTATATTAGGAGATACAGCTATTCCATCACCTACACTAGTAATAGCAGTAGCTCCATAACGGTCAGTAACCGTAAAAGGACCTTTACTAGAAGGAGCCATACCATCTTGAACAGGTTGTGCTCTTTCTATAGCTAATTGTTCATCGCTTGTAACAGACTCATGAAGTCTAATAGCTGCAGCCTCCATACGAGAACCACTAGCTCCTGAACCTCCTATTGTTAATAAATCAGTAGCAGCTGCTACTAAAAAACCAAAAGCATTAATAAAAGGATTTAATAATTTCATTATTTTTCCTACTATTTCAAATATACCTGCAAATACATCTAGTATAGGCATTAAAGGATCAATTAAAGAAACAAATACTTCTTTTAATTTTTCAATAGAAGCATTAAATCTGTCTTGTATTGAAGCTGAGGCTTTTTGTCTATCAAATTCTTCTTGTCCTATTTCAGCAATAGCTTGAGCACTAAATCCTTTTTCTTTTAATAATGCTAATTGTTTTCTATTTTCTTCAGTATCTCCTTTAGTTAATTTAGATAAAGCTGCTTGTTCTAATAACATTCCTCCTAATTGATCACGAGACAATCCCATAGCTTGAGCTACGGATTCCTGTTGTAGAACATTCATTCCTGCAAATGAAGCTTGAGTAACATTTTGTTTTGTTAACTCTTGTGAAAGACCTGCTATATTATTAGTTAAAGCATAATATCTTGCTCTTTCTAAGTTCATTTGTTTACCAGTTAATACTTCGGCTTCAAATTCAGATGCAATAGAGGATTCAATATTTAATAAAGAATCTTGTACTCCTTTTATTTCATTTAATTCTAAACCTACTTTTTTAGCAGCAAAAGCAGCTTCAATTAATTTTCTAGGTTGAGCAGCAAAAGTTGCTAAAATTCCTTTAGAAGTTTTTGATATACCTTCTATTAATTGTTTTTCATTAATAGCAGTATTATTAACTAGATTTAAAGCTTTAGCTTGACCTAAAAATGAAGTTACAATTTCTTTAGCAGGTTTTCCTGTAGCTAAAGATAATTTAGAAATTTGAGTAGCTGCCTCTACACTATAAAATGCTTGTTTAGTAAGTTCTGTTTGAGTTACTAATAATTCTTCACTTAAATCGGCATTAGTACCTAAAGCAGCATTTATTTGATTAAAAGATTCATTAATTCCTTTAGTAGTAACAAAAATATTACCACTTTTATTAGCAATATTATTAAACTGTTGACTTAATTGAGCAGCTTCATTATAAGAAATACCTAATTGCTTAGCAGTATTACCTATAGAAGTATCTAAAGATAAAAAAGCATCTTTAAATTGTGTTATTAAAAATCCTATAACTACTAGAGGATCGGATAAAGATTTTTTAAGTTGAGTACCAATTTCTCCTATTCCTCCTTTTAATACTTTAAATTTATTTGAAAATTCAGAAGTATTTCCTCCACCTTCTTCAATTTCTTCAGCTATAGATTGCATTCTTTTTTGAACTTCATCTAGACCCATAGCTTTAGCTAATCCACTTAACCCCATTTTATTAAGGACAGTTTCCATACCTTTAACAGCATTTCCTCCTAATCCTAAGGCTTCATTAACTCTTTTTTGTTTAATTTCAGCTAAATCTAGTTGAATTAATAAATCTTTATAATTTTCATCTGTTGAATCTATTATAGACTGAGAATCTCTTAATGTACTGTTTATAAGCTCAATTTCTCTACGGTTTTTTTGAGCTTGGGTTATACTTAAATTACCAGATCTGTTACTAGCTATAAGTTGAGCTTTTTGTGTTTCAAGAGAGGCTTTTTGGATGGTTAAATTTACTTTCTCTTGTTCAGCTTTCTTTTTTAATTTTTGAATCTGCTCAAGAGTAAGTTTATTTGTTCCTTGTTGTTGGAATGATAATTGTCTAGCTATATCCGTTAAAGAATTAAATGATTTTTTGACCCCATTAATCCCTATATTAGTTTTACTGATTTCTTGAACTACATTTCTAAAGGCAGCAGCTATGTCTGATGAACTGCGAGATATTGCATCTAGTTCATCTTCCCATTTAGCTAATAATTCAGAGATAAGAGATGCATCCTCAGCTACAGGACGTAAATTAAAAGACGAAAAGTCTTTTCTTAAAGATGATGCTAATTGTTGTAAACGTTGAAATTCTGCGTTAATATCTTGAGCCATAGTGTCTTAATATATAATATAAATATAAAAAGTGCCTACTTTTTGGTAGGCACTGTTGCATTATATGTACTAGCAGTTGGAATATTTGGTCTAGCTACTTCTGTTGTACTTTTATTGGTTAACTGATTATTTTGTTTTTCTATTTGTTCTTGTTCTTTATCGTACCATTCTTTTAATTTTTGGAAGGTAAAATTTCGGAGCCAAATAGGCATTTCATAAACAGTATCCCAACTATATCCTCCCTTACCATGAAATACTATTTCATTCATTTGGGAGAATAAATTTATTCTATAGGTTGAAGTCAGGCCAAAAAAAGTTAAGAGAAATAGGTACTGTGATGTCCTCCCCGCCATCACCTTGAATTGTTAAATCCACATCAGGAGAAATTCGTTTAATTTCTTGACGTAATGATCTTGAGTCTCTAGCTAATAATTCATTATCAACAAATTCTCTAACTACTTTTCTGTCTGTGTTTCCACCAACCGAAGTAATCATGTATTTTAAACGAGTAGATAATTCAGGTGCACCACCACTTGGGTATAGTTTTTTAAGCCCTTTTAATTCCTGTTCTATCGCGGATTCATCACCATGTGTTAATAGTTTGAATCCAACTTCTACACCTGAGGATGGTAATGTGTAGTAAAAGTTGTTTCCTTTAGTGTAATCTACATCTTCAGGTAATTCTTTATCTTTTAATGTAGTTAAATCTACATTATAATGTACTCCACCTGAATCGAATTCATAATCTTGACCGTATCCTAAAATACGAGAAGCAATTAGAATAGCATTTTTATCACCAATTACCATGTCTTTTAAATCTACTTTAGAGACAATTAATGATTCTAGCAGTTTATCTAGAACAGTACCTTGTTGAATGTAGTTTTGATTAGTTAAGATATCTTCTTCTTTTGCTCGCATATATCTCATTTCTATTTTTCCACTAGATAAAGGGTTTTCTTTAGAGTAAAGTAAACCTTTTGAAGGTAATTCTACAGTTTCTGTAGGGTACGTAACTTTGTTTTGTGATTCCATATTTTAATTTATTTGTGTTTATATATAAATATAGTAAGACAAAAAAAGCTCACAAATAAATGTGAGCTCTTTCCTATTATTTTTAAATTTCTTAGAAATTCAAGATACAATAATCCATTGCGATTGTCATTCCAATTTCAGCTGCAGCTTCACCTTGTGACCAATCATAGTCTCCAAATGTTGCTTGTTTAATGAATGCACCTTTAATAATCCATTCACCTACTACATCACCTACAGGACCTAAAATATTCATTGTTAAGTCTTTTTTATAGAAATCTGAATATCCATCTCTACCTGTTACTGATTCGTGAGATAAACGCATCCATTCCATTACGGCTTGTGAACCAGCAGGAGCAATTGGATCGTATAGGGCTAAGGTCATATCGTTCCATTTTACTTTACCTTTAATTTTACGGTAAACATTGATATGATCTAGTGTGATTTCACCTGCATCGAATCCTGGGGCTGAAGCTTTCTTAATTAAGTAAGCTGGGATTCCATCTACATATAGAATAAAGCGATTTGATACTTTAGGTTCAAATGCAGTGAACATTATTTCGTTTGGGTTTAATACTGCCATTTTATATTTTGTATTATTTTATTATTATCTGTTTATAATAAATATTAGGAACTAAAGCCCTAATATAAGGGCTTTGATCCTAAATTTTCTTTATTCAAAAGTTGCACCTGTTGGTGTAACATTAAAGTCTAATATAATAAACTCAGCAGTTCTAGTAGGTTGGATGAAAATCTGTCCTAATAATTGATTTCTATCAATTACATCAGCAGTGTTATTTGAATCATCCATTACCACTTTATAAGCGTATAAACCTTGTCTTTGTTGGATTGAATCCAAGTATGGGTTTACTTGTCTTAAGAATCTGTTTCTTGTAGCAGCTGTATTTTGTTCGAATACTAATCCATTAGCTACTTGACCAATGTATGATTTTAATTCAATTAACAATCTTCTAACATTAATTCTATCTAAAGCAGATGCTTTTTTCTGTAATGTTTTCTGACCATATGCTACTACACCTTGTCCAGGGAATGTAGCTAATGAATTAACTTTACCAGCATATAAAGTATCTCTATCAGATGGAGCTAGTTTTCTTTCAGCTTGAATTACACTTAATCCACCTCTTGTAAATCCTGCAGGAGCAAACCATGGAGCACCTACTCTATCATTGTAAGCGTAAACACTTGGAATAATAGTTGATGGTGGAACCCATGTTAATTTTCCTGTATTAGGAGCACTAATTTGAACCCATGGGTAATAAGTTGCTGCATATGAACTATCAACTGAAGTTGCATTGTTGATTACTGTAGCTACATTATTTCCAAAAGCAGACATATCTACAATAGCAATACAATCACCTCTATCAGTAGCCATATTAGTCATTGAAGTAATAATGGCATTTCCAGTTGTAGCTGTAATACCTGGAGTTGTAATAATATTAAATTTAAATTCATCAACGTTACCTAATAATGTAATAGATGAAGTATAATCTGAATTTGATAAACCATAAACTCCACAGTTTGAACCTGCAGCTCCACCAAATGAACCACTAGCAACTACTGGGATTGATGATGTATAAGAAGATACTGGATTTCCGTTATTATCAAAATAATTTGGAGTAGTTAAAGCAATTGATTTTACTCTTACATATCTTGATTTGTTAGTATAATCTCCTGTTGTTTGAACATATCCATTATCTGTAGTAGTAGATTGGTTACCAATTACGGCTTCAATATAGTTTGGTTGATTAGGATCTAATGATAAATTATTCCAAGATTCTAATATTACTTTAGAGTTTGGATTATCATCTCCTCTTCTAACTAATATACTAAAAGTACCACTTCCAGTACTTGGATTTACTACTTCCCATCTTACATTCACTGAGGAACCAGAAGCTAATGTTCCACTAACTTCAGATCCTGTATTATTCATAATAATACCTGAAGATAGAGTTTCTAATGTAAAAGCTACAATTGAACCTGAAGCAGCTATAGAACTAGATGCAGGTAAAAATGTACCATTTACAGCTCTTTGTACTAATAAAGTAGTTCCACCTTGTTGGAAGTAGTTATAAGCAGAGATTGATGTTAAGTATTCGTAAGATGCCCCACCA